CCAATGACTTAGGTTCATATATGATATTCATTCCAACCTGTCGTACTTTTTGACAGTAGTCCATATCTTCCCAACCGTTGTAATACGCCTCATCAAACCCACCTAATTGTTCAAACAACGCTTTTGGTGTAAGTAAACATGCGCCTGTAACAGCGAATATATGTTTCCTCTCATTAGCGGGTGGGTAATCGCCTGGTTTGCCAAAGTATGCGTGGTCGGGGAGTCCAGATGCGTGTTCTATTACACCTGCGTGTTGTATTGTACCTTTGCCTGGGTGGAGCATCTTGGGGCCTACAGCACCCACAGCTTTTTCTTCACCGAATACATTCATAAGTGAGGATAACCAGCCTGGTGTAACTATCGTATCGTTGTTTAGAAATAGTAGAAAATTACCTTTTGCAACCTTAGCACCTTGATTATTTCCTACATCGAACCCGAGATTCTTCTCGTTTCGTATGTACTGACCATCCATTTTATAGTTAGAGTTTTTCATAAACTCCTGTGTGCCGTCTGTAGACCCGTTATCTACTAATATAAATTCAAAAGGCCAATCATCTGTAAACATATCTACAGCATCCATAGCTTGTTTTGTAAACTCCATCTTATTCCAACAGAGCATTATTATTGATACTAAATCTTTTTTTAATTCGTTACTAGTGTCCATATTTCACTCCAATGTAGAGCTATGTATATAAGCCCTAATAAACCTATTATTTCCAATAAGCAACCGAAACAACCACAGGAACAACCACTGCTACCGCTATCGTTGCTCTCATGTACTACTGTCTTTTTTACTATTACTTGTTCGTTCATATTATCTATATCTATCTAAATCTATTAGTGGCTTGAGCTGTCGTAGTTTGACCTCCAACATATCAGCCCTAACAGTAAAACTTTCTGTTACTTTATCCCCAGCTTTCCTCTCTATGGACTTATCTATAAACTCGTCTTTTGGCAACCAACCCAGCATACTCGCTACATTGGTTTCCAAGTTGTACCTACAGAACACAAACGAATTAACAACATCGTTATCTAGCTGACTACACAGTACTTCTACTCCGTAGTACATCTTAGGTGGAAACTTTGTTGATGTGGTCTTCACATCTATTTCCAACCTACCGAACGTAAAATCCCTAGTGTCCTTTTCATCCCTTAGATCCCAGTGTTTATACGGAAACCCGTACTGGTTTAACCATACTCTGAAAGCAATCTCACCGAGATGTCCGACCCATCTAGTATCGGAATCAAAGTGATCTCCCCATCGGTTGCTGTCCTTATATTGTCTTATCTTTTTAGCCTCTGCTACTTCTTCCTCGCTAAAAGGAACATCAAACCAATCGCTCTCTCTAATTCTGTTTTCGTCTAGCCGCAGGTTGAGCATCTTCTTTCAATAAAATTTCAAACCTATCTAATATCTGCTTAGCAACCTTTTCTGGTGTCAGCTTCTTAGCAAAATCCTTGGCTGCTTTTCCATATTTAGCACGTTTCTTATCATCGTTTAATAGATCTACTATTGCAGTTTTTAGACTATCTGGATCGCCAATCCAGTATTTAGAGCCATCTAAGTTATAGGCGTATGTTTTAGGTTTCACTAACACTCCTCTATTCAGTACAACCTCATGAACTGCCGAGTGGTCGAAACCTATAGATGGCACCTCGGAGATGCCAGCTTCTATGAACGGAAGTCCGAAACCCTCACCCCACGATGGTAGGATGTTGATGTCTGCGAGATTGTACTGAATATTGAGAGTCTCATCGTCTATTGGCCCTCTATTTACAGCACGTGGTAATAGCACGTAGTCATCTAGTCCAAGCTCTGATACAAACCTATCTAAATCGTATCCGTCTAGTTGATTGGTGTCGGTCTTTGTATTTGAAATACCAGATGAAAGTATTAGAACAGTGTTTGGCACTTCATCTAGTACCATCTTGAAAGCGTCTAATAACATAGGTACGTTCTTTCTCTGTTGCCCTCTGGCGTTACATATCAACACGTTAAATGTATCTAACTTATATTTAGCTTTTAATTCTTTTTTATCGCCCAATTTATGAAATATTTTAGGATCTACTGGTGGGTATACAACTTCCCCCATCAGACCTGGGTTAACCATCTTACAATTGATAGCCGCAAAATGTGAATGGAAGAAACAATAATGCATCCAGTTCAACGATTCTCTGGAGTAGAAGTCTAACGGTTCGCTGTCTAGCGTACCCCAATGCACCCATTTGAATTTTCCTGGGTGAGCCAGTGTAAATGATATCTTTGGTAACATGAAGAAATCTTGTAACGTCAAAACAATGTCTGGTTGGAAATCATCTATTGCGTAGTGAAGTACCTCTTGTGCGTAGTAATCCTTAACGTCTGGTAATTTGGTGTGGTATACCTGTATCTCTTTCTCCACTGGATATCCGTTGTAACCCAACCCCACCTGTCTGACTTCATGACCAGCTTTTAGAAAGTAAGGAAGAATATCTCTGAACTCTCTGGCATACCCAGAAGTCCAACGTAAGTAATCTCCATATAGTAGTATTTTCATATTTCTTTCTTTCCTGTTTTGAACTTTTTACCTTTATACTCAATCATAACAACTTTACCTTTTCTAACTGGTTTTGTGTTAGATTCAATTTTATAATAAGCACTCTTGTCACTAGATTCTCTTTTAACCACTTTGCCTCTGTATCTAGTATCATCACCCTCTATCATATATATTATCTCATCACCCTCGTTTGGTGTATCCATAGCAACCAGTAAATTATCTAATTGCTTTATTCTATCCTCTATCCCAGCTGTTTTCCCTCTTTTTTCAGTTGTTTTTCCCATAGCTTAACTTCCTTTTTTGATAGTTTAGATTCCTGTACGCACACACCATCTTTTGTAGCTTGTGTTACACATTCTTGGCACCACTGATCTTTACCGTACGATGTGAAAACATTTATACGAACTCCACCCGCACCTCTACTAGCAAAAGGTCGTAAGCATCTTGGGCAATCACCAGGGTATATCCATATTAGGTTATTGTTTGGCGATTCAAACCCTTGTGTACCTGTAGCATCTTGATCTTGTAATTTTGCTGTTGGTGCTGGCATTTTCATTATAGTTGTGACCTCGCTATGTCTAGGAAATCCCATGTGTATGGTTTCCTGACATTAAAATCTGGGTTGACCATCTCTGGTCTTTTAACTATTCTATGTGCTATTCCAAGCTCTATGGCTTCTTCTACAGAGAACCATTTGTCTTTACCACTATTGAATAGGTTCATCCAATACTCTGGTGTGGTTCTGCCACCTGTTTGATGTGCAAAGAACTTAGCCATTTTACTTTGTGATACCTCTATATATTCAACACGTTCTCTTATACCAGAAACCTTATCTAATGTACCAAACCCCACTGAGTGCATCATTAAGCACGTGAAGTCGTGTACTATACGTTCTTGACCGCCCATGAATAATATAAAACCACCAGAACATGCATTAGCCAATGCAATCGTTTTTACAGGACAGTTTATAGTTCCCATAACATCTGTACCAACTATTGATTCATAGAAGTTACCACCGTTTGAGTTCACTACTACAGTTACAGGTAATGTATTACTTTGGGATTCCAAGTCAATTAGGTTAGCGTACAACCTTTCTACAAGGCTATCATCTATGGGGCCGTTGATCCATATTTCTCTTTTTTTCAAGCGCTCTTTGAAATTGTCCATCTTAATCATCTGGACATCATTTGGTTGTAGCACTGGTTGGTTTTGATTTATCATTTTCATTTTCCTTTTTATCTAATAAAACTTTTATACTATCTGCTACAGCTGTTACTGACTTATCTAACTCTTGCTGTTTATCTGACAGACTGTTTATCAGCATACCCATCATCTTTTGGTTGTTTATTACTGTTAGCAGTACGTCCGCAACTTTCTGGAAGTTGTGTTGAGCAGAAGCATTGTGTCTTCCTACAGACAGTGGTGCATTAGGATTACCATTATCTGGGGCTGGTAATTGTATGTTTAGCAAAGGTTTGTTTTCCTGTGCTATCTCTTCATTTGTTTTTGGTGTTTCCACTTGTTCTATTGGCATATAATTTTATGGCCTTGCACCTGGCCATTTAACTCCTTTTGCTACACATTTAGGGCACATGTAGTAATCAATTCTGTTCATCACTGGTGGTTTATAGAAAGGCTTACCGTCTATCATTTTGGTATCACCTTTTTCCACCATTTCCAATCGTGTTTGGTGTAGTCCTGATATTGTTTGTTCTTTGCAGAAACTACACGTAACAGATGGAACTACTATCTCCTCTGTATCATCAATTTTTGGCTTTTGCGGTACTATTATCTTGCTCATTTTTCTTTTCTTCCTCCTGTGCAGTTGCGCCAAATGGCTGTGTAACTGGCTGATCTGGGATACTTTCTAAGTACCATACCAAAGCGTATATCCTGTCACCTATTGCATAGGAATTTCTACCATTGAGAAATCTCTTTGCATTATCAATAGTTTCTAAGAAATCTGATAGTTCCTTATCAAATGCAGCTATTTGTTTCTCGTTTGGCTTGGGAGCGGAAACGAACGACTTGACTTTCATATAAGCCCTAACCGTTTTCTGATTCGTGTTTGGAATATTTGGTTGAGTATTCATATATTTCTAACACTCCTTCCTGTTAATAAAACTTTATACTAATTAAATATTTAATATTATAACAGACCCACACACTTTTTTCAAGCTATTCGCCTTGACCGTCAGACGGGTGGGTTGGTTCTGCTACTCTATCATCATTTGATGGGTTACCCTCGCCAGGCTTAACGTCTGGCTTAGCTTCTGGTGTTTGTGGTGCTGTATTATCTGGTGTCCTACCAATAGCATCTTCTATTTCAATCATACTATCGTTCTTTGTTCCAACCAAGAAGTGTTTATCAGCCCAATCAAACTGTACTGGTAATAGACCCATGGATAATCTAGCTTCGTTAAATGAGTACAGACCTTTTGACCAACCAGTCATAAAATCTCTTCTTGACGATTCTAATAAACCAGCTGTCTTGAAATCAAATCTCCATCCCTCTATACCAAGTCCATCTTTTATTATCTCTTGTGTGATCTTCTGAGATATAAGCTTTCTTAGTGGAAATATATTAGACAGATAAAATGCTCGTCTGGCTTCTGCTGACGATGCTCTGTTAGTTCCCTCTGGAACACCAATTAAAAACATTGGTACTCCGAATTGCCCAGCAACCAATCTCAAACCATAGTTTAACAGTTCTAGATATGCCATGTCTTGTGGAGTAATACCAAGGGCTTCTGCTTTTGCACCTTTGAAAGATACGAGTGTTTTACCAGCATTGTGTGGGCCTTGGTAGTTCTTTTCCCAGAACGCTGATACTGCCTCTGCATCTGCTTCGTTTGAATCTTCTGGCAATATTAATTGTAGAGGTGGTCTACCACCATTTCTCAGTATGTTTATGTTGTATGTCAATGCCCTCATAAGCAGCTGTAACATGGCCATGTTATCTTCTAATACGGCTCTACCATACAGATCTGCACGTCTGTGAGGTCTTCTAATGTGGCATATCT